TGTGTTTCTGGTTGGGGTGTGATTGTAATTCCTTTACGGATAATCACACCATTCGGTGAAGCAGTAGGAAGAACCCTAATCTGCTGTTCCATTATGTGCCCATCCATCACTCAACAAGAGTTCCGTATGCTCTACGGATTTCTTTCAACTGCTCAAAATCTTTACACTTTGTGCCCCCTGAGTAACTCCACGCATATCCCTCAGTAATCATTTGTTCGTTGAGTGAGAGTTCGGCGTCTCCAATGTATAACCAACCCAGTAACCTGCCATATTTTCCAACACCACCAACAAGCTCAGTACGAACAATAAGCTCATCTTCTCCCGAAATAGCACCTTCCAGTTTTTCTTGTAACCAATGTGTTGCGTCATATCCTAATGCTTTTTCTTCCTCATCCCTGGTGCGTTTCTCAGGAGTATCAACACCAGCAACTCTCACACGCTCTTTCTTATAAAGGTCAAATCCCAAGTCAATAGTTACGTCAATAGTATCACCATCAATCACTCTGTTGATTTCAATCACTCGAAAGTTATAGCAACTCTTTCTGCTAGGTGGTGTCATTGCGCCCATTACTTTTTCTTGCCTCCGTTCTTGGCCTTCTTTGCTGTCGCGTTACCGCTATTTTGTTTCGCGTTGGCGGACTTCCCCTTCTTGTTCTTGGGTTTGCCCATCTTCTTGCATCTCCTGGAATGCTAGTCTTAATATATATACGACAACATATGCAGTAAATGCAAGTCCAGAACAGAGAAGTATAATCACACTCCACACGGGAGAGTTAATATCGTGATCCACTACAAACCAAACCTCCCTCTGAGTGCGTTAAAGTTTTGTTGGATTTCTGATGCTGATAGTGTTCTGTTGTATGCACTAAATTGAGATATGTTACCGTCAAAATAACCAGTATCACCTCCATTTCCTATCACCGTATTAGCAGATAAAGAAGTTACTGTTGCAGCAGATACTCCAAGATTACTACTACTATCCAAAACACCATCAATATACCAAGCAAATGTATTAGCATTAGCATCCCATACAGCAGCAATATTGTACCATTGATTACTATTCCAATTATCTTTTATTGTAGGTAAGATATTACCACCTCCCCCAATATCAAACCGCAAATTTCCACCTTGAGGTGTTACTCCCCCCCATCTCATTTCAAAAAATTCATTAGTGCCATAAGGTCTCGTGTTTCCTGCAAATGATGAATTAACATCAACATCAAGTTTTGCCCAAAAAGATATTGTTCCTGTTGCTGTGTTTAGTGCTAATGATCCCAATGATACTTGCTCATTAGACCCATCAAAGGTCAAAGAACCACCATTAGCACTATTAAAATTAGCACCATCCATATTTTGGAGACTTCCATTATTCCCATTACCACTCAAATCAGACCAAGTGGTTCCTGTGCCAGGATAAGACTTAGTATTACCTACATCTAGACACAGAACCAGTCCATCAGTAACAATCTTGGGAGAATGTGCAAGTGCCACTTATACTTCCTCCATAGGAGCAGTCCATTCTTCTGTTGCAAGAATCGTAAGAATTTCTGAATGATTATAAGGACCTTCGGCACCTACAATATCTGCAACAAATGCAGGTGCTGTTCCATTCCACTTTATAAATGTTTTAGTCTCATCTACTGACTTACGCACAGTGTCTGCTGAGGTTTCTCCAACTTGCGAGAAATCAACCTTTGCTAATTCTCCTACTGGAATAATAAGATAACTTCTGTTCTCGTACATGGTAATTATTGTTTTAAAACTATTTAGATACCAAAACGACCTCTGAGTGCGTTAAAGTTTTGTTTTACTTCTGATGCTGATAGTGTTCTGTTGTATATGGATACATTTGCTATTTTACCATCAATCACAGATATCGGACTATTACTAACATTTTCTCCTACTTGAGCACCGATTGCAAGTCTTGCATTTCCATTTTGTATATCACCCAAAGAACCACCAACAGTAAATGATATAGTTATTGGATATGATACTCCATCTACGAATAAAGAATATCTTCCAGCATTATCAATACTACCATCATAAGAGATAACAAAATTATACCATTTACCAGTTTCAATAGTTGCTCCTACAGTTCTATATCCAGTATAAGAACTTACACCTAGGTCAAAATAAGCAACAAATTCAAGTTGTTGAGATCCAAATGCATTAGAAGGATTTCTTACTAAAAATATATATTGCCTTTGATTTTCTGATAAATTACTGTCACCACTTTTAGTTATTAACGTTCCATTAGTAACCAAACTCAAACTATTATATTTTGCCCAAACACTAATAGAAAACTTTTTATCTGGTCCACATGTTACATCATCAAGAATATCTCCTAAGATTACAGCCTCATCACTACCATCAAACTGAATAGCATCCCCACTGTAACCAGGACCATTCGTAAGGGTTCCAGTATTCCCATTACCACTCAAATCAGACCAAGTTGTTCCACTACCAGGATAAGACTTAGCATTACCAGCATCAAGTGCTAATACTAGTCCATCAGTAACAGTTCTAGGATTATAATTTATACCCATTTCTAGTCATAAAACTTATAAACATATTTATCAACAATCATTAAACACACTACCAACTTCGGAACCAATATTAGAACCAACTCTCTGACCTAACAGAGTCATCCATCCTGCTGCTAACCAACCAATATAAGGAATGTTTAATACTGCGGGAGCAAGAGCACCAGTAGCAATGCTAGTTCCTGCCAGAGCACCTTGTGACCGTGCTCCAGCGTCCGCTACTAAACACTCTATCTCTTCCGCAGACTTTCCCTCCTCATTTATTTCACCTCCACCAAGATTACGATATCCCTCTGCGGTATATTCGTCCTTGCGATACTCATTTCTCTTTTCAGTTCCACCACCAAACAATCCTTTCTTGGTCTTATCAAGTTCTAATGACCTTTCAGTAGAAAGAACCTTTGGGTCATTAGCACGATACTTCACACTATACCCATCCTTACTTACATTCAGTTCGTAAGAAGAATATTTACCGTCCGGAATATTGATGACTGGACTGCTAAGATTATCAGTCTTCTTCATTAAGTGTCCCAAAATGCCAATATGAAGGAGACCAAAAGAAACACCAACAAAAAGTATAACAGCATTGGTTACGGATTTCATTGTCTTGGTTTATCTATAGCAGATACTACTGGTGGTTGGTCTTCTTTCTTTCCAGTAGGTGTGTTTCCATTAGGCGTCTTTACACCATTACCACCATTTCTGGCAGGTGATAGTCCGAATGCAGCTAAAGATCCTGAGAATACAGAAGCAATAAATGTAGGATCAAAGTCTAAAATTTTCTGCCCGTTAGGCATTCTGATATAAGAAGCAGTTAATAAAGAAGCGGACCAGATCAAGACTACAAGCTTGACCAAATCCGCTAACCATTCTCTGTTTTCTTCGTGATCTTTCTCCACAACCTTTGAAATTTCTTTCTTTTGTTCTGGCATTGTAGATTAAGAATCTACACTATTTAGTTAAGGAGTAAGTAAATCTACAGTAATGTTTGCTTTCTCCAATTCATTATATTTTTTACAAAGAGTCTCACTGGATTCGTGTTCCCATTTGTGATATAACTCTTTTAAATGTTTATGATAGTCTTCACCAGTATAGTCTATCATCTCTTTTGCGACAATGCCCTTTATCAGCATGTCTCTGGTGTATGATACCATGTCTATTTTTTTGTATCCAACAAAGAACTTATCATAATAAATTGACATCAAAAGTTCTTCTTGGCTGGTCTTTGGAATTAATTATTTATTGTTGGAAACACCTGAACGTAAAGTTTGGAGTTGTAGGAACACAAAAGTGTTCAGGCGGATTATCAATCTTCCATAAAGTGTAGCAAGCAATAATAATCTGAAGGAAGGGAAGAATAAATGTAATGCGTTCTCTCATTCAAAAACTGGGCGAAGTTCAATGTAATTATAGTACTCATTCCGATACTTTTCAAGAACATCCTTAGAGTTTCCATAATATCCCATATGCATATTCACACAATCAAGATAACGAAGATGTTCACGATCGGAATCTACAGTGTAATTATCACAGTAAAATAGAATCTCCTGAGGAACTTCTACTTGTTTATTTGTGTTTGGTTCCTCAACAAAAAGGGGGAAGGTCATTTAACGTATCCGTTTTTCTTCAACCATTCTAGCGTAAGAGGAGTGGGTTTGTAAACCTCCCACATAGGACCAGCAGCACAAACATCAAGTGCCTTAGCAGTCATTCCTTCTGTCTTACCTGCCCACTTTGCTTCTGCTTCCCAAGGAACAGCAGACTTTGGATAGGTCTTCTCTACAATCTCACGCCAGAGTTTAGGTACATCTTCTTCTGGTTTGATAATGGCAATCATACTATTATCAATGGTTCCTGCCATACAATCTTGAGCAGCGTGCCATCCTTCATGTCTCATAACAGTCATAAGAACATCAGGACGCTTCATAAAAGCATCATTCAGATAAAAGTTATTTGTGACTGTATGATAAACACCACGATGTCCAGGAGGAAAGTATCTCTCTGGACCTAGAAAAACCATAACTCCGATCTTATTAAGGGATAAGAGCATTGAGTTAAACTCGTCAGCAACCACACTAAAATCAGAATCAGGATAGTAACTCTCAATATCTGAGATAGAGTTGATTCTTCTGACATCTTCGGTGCATTCTTGTAAGATCATGCAACCCATAGAATTCATAGTATAGAATTCTTTGACTTTGGAACCAGCAAAAGCAGGAGAACAAACTCCAAGTGCCATTAAAGAAAGTAATAATTTTTTCATGGTGTTGGAATAGCAGGACCAGTTGTTGATGGAATCGCAGGGCCAGTAACCTCTGGAACCTCAGGTATAGCACCATCTAAAAGGGCAGGAAGTGCCTCTGTAAGCGCCTCTGTGACCGCTACAGTTACTTTCTCCCTAGCATCTTCAATAAGAGTGGTTTTATTGAGATACAAATAAGCACTCCCACCAAGAACTGATAAAGAAACCAGTCCTGATAGAAGTGCGATTGTGTTAATTAGTTTTTGCATAATGCCTAATCACATTATAGTGATATTTATGATTAAGACCAAACAAGTTTCTTACTATAGTCATAAGCATGTTCTTGCCTATAACCTTTGATTCCCCAACCTAACCAATAATAAGAAGGAACCATATACTGGGCAACTGTCCATCCACTTCCCTCAAACTCAGGAAGAACCTTTTGGAACTGAGATTCATTGATCATATAACGAACTTGTCCTTCCAGACTGCTTGGATCACAGTCATACTTGTTACAGAAAGTTCCAAGTCCACGATAGCGACCAATAGAGGTCCACTGAATTAAACCATATCCACCAGCATAACATTTATCATAAGTAACTCTTGCTCCTCCTTCACAAATGTTAGGAACAAAACCAGATTCAGATTTGATATTACCCATCAAAGTAGCAAGGGCATTACGATCAGAAATCTTTGTCTTTTGTTGAAGTTGTTCTAAAACATACTTTTCATTTTCATTACATCCTGGACACTTCCAGGTCTTATCATCATCAACCTCAAGTTGCACAATTTCCTTTTCTTCAACCTTTTCTTCTACAGGTGCTTCTGGTGCTTGAATCTCATTGATTGCTGGATACGCACATGCTGCAATGGGAATAGTGATGAGAGAAAGAATTGCTAACTTTTTAAACATTATTTTTAATAGAACTCGACATCCGTATAAAGAGAGCGCACTCCCACTTCTCAATGGGCAATCTTCACGGCACAGGGTATTTAGCAAAAAAGGAAGCAAAAATGCTTCCTTCCAGAATCATAGCAAGTTATTCTTGCCTTGTCAAGCAGTTGCTCCAACCTTTACTGTGGATGAAACATAGTTAAACACTGCATCAGGAGTGGTCTCATAGTAAGGGTCCTCACCAGCATTATCGCATCTACCTTGTTCCTCAAAGAGTTTTTCGATAACTCCATCAGTAACTACAGCCGCATAACGCCAGGAACGCTCACCAAATCCAAGATTAGACTTGCTTACCAGTTGACCCATACCACGAGTGAAGTATGCATTGCCATCAGGAATTAGTTTAACCTTTTCGATTCCTTGATCCTTTGCCCAGGCATTCATTACAAACCCATCGTTCACAGAGATACAATAGATTTCATCAATACCAAGTGCAGCAAACTCATCATACTTCTCTTCAAAACCAGGAAGTTGATAAGCACTACAAGTAGGAGTAAATGCACCAGGCAGAGAGAAAATAACAACTCGCTTGCCAGCAAAGATTTCAGCACTTGTACGAGTTACAAACTCACCATCCTCACGAAATACAAATTCTACTTGAGGGACTTGATACTGTTCTCTACGCATCAGAACACTCCGGGAATAATTTGACCAGTTGTGGCATAAGTCCCAACAGCAATGATAAAACCAAGCATTGCCAGACGGGAATTAAGAATTTCTGCCTCAGGTGTCCATCCGAATTTCATTTGTTTTCTCCTAAAAAATTAAAGGTTTTCTTCTTGTTCAGTGAGGATTACACAATCACTTGTGGGATAAGCAACACAAGTAAGAATGTATCCTTCTTCTACTTGTTCATCATCCAGGAATGACTGCTCCTCATTATCAACAGTACCACTTACCAGTTTACCTGCACAAGAAGAGCAAGCACCAGCACGGCAGGAATAGAGCATATCCAGACCTGCCTCTTCAGCAGCATCAAGAATGTATTGATCGCCTTCACACTGAATTACATTCTCAGTGCCATCAGGATTTTGAAGAGTGATGTTATAAGCCATTAGTTTCAGTAAGTTTTAGATAGTTGGTTTACAGAGTGTGCCAGTAAAACGAAAAAGGCAACACTTGTTATTGTAAAGATAGTTGCGGTCATTGTCAAGTCTCCTTAGAAATGTGGTCCGACTCCTGACATCCACGGTTCTTGATAACTCTCAGACCCACCACCAAACACAGGGAGAGGATCAAGAGCAAGTGTAGTAGCAACATTTTCAGTTGCCATTTGATATAGAACTTCGTGAATGTTTTCAGGTTCTTTGAATGTTACTGGTTTCTCAGTGTATTCTTCATGATGTTCTTCTTCAAGAATCTGCTCACTAATAAGAATTTGTTTTAGTTCAATAGATCTCTCAGTGTCTGGAGCAGGTCCAAACCAAGGATCATCTTCAAGAATTTCAGGAGCAGGATAAGACATTAGAGAATCAAACAATACCAAAGAACAGTTTACCAGTTGCTGCGTAAGAAATCAAGCCTGCAATGATACCAAGCATTGCCCAGCGACCATTCATCTTTTCTGCTTTCTCAGAGTGAGGTTCAATACCATAACGCTCAAGTGCCTCCTTTGTCATATACATTGCAGGCTCTTTGGCAAACATATTCATTTGTCCAAACTCATTCTTTGTAACAGTCATTGTAGTAATGTTAAGTTTTACAACACAATTATATAGCAAAAATAAAGAGGGGTCAAGCCCCTCTCGTCAGGATATCCAGATATTAAGAAATCAGTTCAGTGTTTCAACGGCAGCAAGTGCTTTTTGGCGAAGGTCCTCAGGAAGAGGAACATAACCAAGAGCATCAGATTTACCTTGTGCTTCTTCACTCAACATATAACGCAGAGTATCCTTCACCGCAGCATTATTTTCTGCTTGTGGATATGCAAGTACCCAAGTCAGGGAGACGATAGGATAAGCATTTTCACCTGCGGGGTTAGCGTCAGCACCACGCAACTGAGAGTCAAGAACAATCTTACCAAGTCCTGCCGAAGCAGTTTCAGCGGATGCTTTGACATAGTTACCTGCCTTATTTTGAAGAGCAACTTGTTGGAACTTGTCACCTGAAACATAACCATAGTTCAGATAACCAATAGCACCATCAATTTGCTTAATCTGTGCGGCAACACCAGAGTTTCCTTTACCACCAACACCAGTAGGCCACTTCACAGACTTACCAGTTCCAACTTTTTCTGCCCACTCAGGAGAGAAAGTAGAAAGAGAATTAGTAAATCCAGCAGTAGTGCCAGAACCATCTGTGCGATAAACAGTAGTGATTTGCTTATCAGCACAACCAAAAGCAGACCAGTTAGTAATCTTACCCAGGAAGACATCAGCAAGTTGAGTCTGAGTCATCTTGGCATCACATCCAGCAAGATTATATGCAGGAACAATTGCACCACCAGTCATAGGAATATGAACCACACCAAAATCAGGTTGGTCTGCATCCTTTACAGCACTATCAGAAGCACCAAAATCAACGGTCTTAGCAACATACTGACGAACACCAGCACCAGAACCTACTGCCTGATAGTTCACTTTGTGACCACCAGATGTAGCATAGTCTTGGAGCCAACGCTGATACAGTGGGGCAGGGAAGGTTGCCCCAGCAGCAGTCAGGTTTTGTGGTGTGAAAGTTGATGCAGTTTCAGGTGCCGAACCACAAGCAACGAGGGTGCCGCCAGTGGCGACAGCAGCGAGAGCAGCGAGAACTTTCTTCATTGTAACTCCTTATCAGAACTTATACTTAGTGCCGACTTCTACTTTCCAGTCACGATCATCTTCAAAGATCAGAGTCTCATACTTACCATAAGCAGAGAACTTCTCAGAGAGTGCGACAGAAGTGCCAAGTTCCAATGCAGTGAAGCTTGCGCTATCACCAGCATCGGGGACCTCAACACCAAAACCACCTTCGATATAGGGTTTCAGTTTACCGACCTTCCAATCATAACCAACACGACCCTGATGGACTTGCTTGGAGAAGTCTTCATCAGTGCCTTTAAATTCATGCTTGGACTCTACATAGGGTCCTGCAAGGGCAGGTGTCGCCAGTGCAGAAACTGCCAGAGCGGCAAGTGCGATTGCTTTCATTTGTTTAATTCCTTTTGTAATGTTTTGTCTGTCGAAGACCTTCTTATTATAGCAGGGTCTTCGAGTCTTGTCGTTAATGATTGGTTAAGGATCTTTAAAAACAAAACCTTGGTATATATGAGCACTTAACTTAATTTTAACCATAAAAAAACCTCCTCTTTATGAGGAGGTTAGGAGATTCAGATATTCAGAATATCAGAAACGATAGGTGACGCCTGCCTTAGCGCCGTAGTTGTTATCACCTTCAGCAGTCAGGAAGGAGAACTCACCGTAGACATTGACGTTCTCGGTGACATCAACACCCAGACCTGCCTTACCGGAGAACTGAGTATCGGTGTCCAGACCATCAATAGCAACGATAGCGGGACCTGCCTGAGCATACCAACCAGCGTTCTCACCCAGAGCGCCTTCGTAACCAATAGCGATGTCGGTTACAGTGCCTGCATAGTCGCTACCGGTGAAACCACTGTTGGCTTCAACGTTGACGTAGGGACCTGCAAACGCAGCGGTGGCCATGAAAGGAGCAGCAGCAGCGGCTGCGAAAACAGATTTGTTGAACATTTTAGTTACCTCGTAGTTTTTACTTGTGGAATGGTTACCCACAGATGTAAGGGACTTCGACTCGTCCCGTTTGTATCACGTTCTTGCAGCGAGTAGTTGAGGCATTCAGTAGTGATCACTTATTTATAATAGCATGGGGTCTCTTGGGTGTCAAGCTTCTTCTTTTGGTTTTGCTCCTTCTGAAATTCTACCCAAATAAGGATTGTATGAAGTAATTTGTTCCAAAGTTAGTTCAGGTCCTTGAGTTTTCCAAAAGTTTAAAATGCCGTTGTAACTATTCCTATGGAATATATCAACATGATCAGGATGAATAGAAGATCCCAAAGCAATTTTATAAAGAAGAATTGGAGAAGAATAAGTTACACCAGAATTATAAATCAAATCATCAGCAACTGCTCTTGGTCTGACTCCATTATCAAGTTTATATTTTTCTCCTCTTACATGATTGCGAATTAATTTTTCCGCATGATGACGAGTAATGACATAGCAAGCAGTAGAAAAATCATTCACAAAACGATTATGAATCGGAACAATAATATCCCCAGTACAGATAATAGCAAGTTGCAGAACATCCCATGCATAAGGAGCCCTTGCAACAAAATCTTTCCAAGTAAA